ATGGTCTGGTCTACTTGATTTGGCTCTTGAAGGCAAGTTCATCACGAAGCCGAAACAGGGTTGGTATGCTCTTGTGAACCAAGAGACAGGCGAAATCACTGGTAAGAACTACCGTGGCAGTGAAATCGTAGATAATGCAGATATCTGGAAAAACCTTATCTCTGAGACCAGCTTTCCAGATTGGATCAAGAATAAGTATTCACTTGGAACGATAGGGATGATTAGAGATGACAGCAATGCAGATGAGGAATGAGGATGAAGTAGAACTATCTAAGTTCTATGATGATAGGGGTGAACTGGCTGCCGTGGTTTCAACTACATCGAACCACGATTATCTAGTTGACTTCTACAAGGATGAGGTTATAGTAGACTCTAGGAGGTTATCTGGTGTGTCACAGCGGTATGCTGATGATATGGCGGAAAACTATGCTATGGGTATAATACGTCTTGACTCTAAAACAAGGAGGGTAAATGGAATTTGAAAAGGTTGTTTTCGGAAATCTTATCAATCGGGAAGACTACGGCCGTAAGGTCATCCCATTCCTAAAAGGAGAATATTTCCAAGACCATTCTGATCGAGTTTTGTTTGAACTCATTTCTGGGTATGTTCATAAGTACAATCGCTTTCCGACTAAGGAAGCACTCACAGTAGACTTGGCTAATAAAACTGGTATCAACGAAGGCACTCATTCTACTTGTAAAGCTACTATCGACGATCTGACTTTCGATCCTAAGACTGAGTTAGAGTGGCTCGTTGAAAAGACAGAAAAATTCTGTCAAGAGAAAGCAGTCTACAATGCTATCATGCAATCGATCCAAATACTGGATGATAAAGATGCAAAGACCGGTAAGGGTTCTATCCCTCAGATCTTGTCTGATGCTCTTGCAATCAGCTTTGATACTAATATCGGTCACAACTTCATCGATGACGTTGAAGCACGATACGATTTCTATCATCGTAAAGAAGTCAGGATTCAATTCAATCTAGAGTACATGAATGCCATCACTAAAGGTGGTTTGCCGCGCAAGACATTGAATATCATCCTTGCTGGTACTGGTGTTGGTAAGTCTTTGGCTATGTGTCATTTTGCTTCAGGCAACTTGCTTGATGGCAAGAACGTCCTCTACATCACTATGGAAATGGCAGAGGAACGTATCGCAGAGCGTATCGATGCTAATATGATGGATGTAACCCTTGATGAACTTGAGTTGATGCCTCGAGATTCCTATCTGAAGAAAATGGATAGGATCAAGAGTAAGACTACTGGTAAACTCATCATCAAGGAATACCCCACATCTTCTGCAGGTTCAGCTAACTTCAGGCATCTTCTGAATGAACTGAAACTGAAGAAGAACTTCGAGCCAGATATCATCTACATCGACTACCTGAATATCTGTGCTTCCAGTAGGATCAAGTATTCGGCAAACGTTAACAGTTACACTTACGTCAAAGCGATTGCTGAAGAGTTGCGTGGTCTTGCAGTTGAATTCAATGTTCCGGTTGTATCTGCTACACAGACTACTAGAAGCGGGTATGGCAACAGCGACGTTGATCTAACAGATACTTCTGAATCGTTTGGCCTACCGGCAACTGCTGACCTCATGTTCGCACTTATTACAAGCGAGGAACTTGAGTCCTTGAACCAGTTGATGGTCAAGCAACTGAAGAACCGATACAACGATCTAGCAAGGAACCGTAGGTTTGTAATCGGTGTTGATAGATCGAAGATGAAGCTATACGATGTCGATGAGTCGGCTCAAGACGGGATTCAGGATGATATCCCATTAATGGATAAGACAGACTTCGGCGAACGCGATAGTGATTTTTTCAAGTCTAGAGCTAAGTTCAACAAGAAAAACTTTGAAGGATTTGCATGATGAAGAAGCTTAATTATGAGATCAAGAAGAACGGTAGGTTTTGGGATCTGCATGAAACCAAGACTGAACACATCGTAGGGACCTACGATACGATCCAATCCGCGCAGGTAGCTAAGACTCACCTGAATCGTGGTGGTGGATTTGATGGTTGGACTCCTGCGTTCATGCTTCGAAGTGAAAATATTTTTAGTAATACTTACAAAAACGATTGATCTTGATATAAATAAACACACTGTATGAACAGCACTTATGTGTTCTAGACACATCGTGGCATAGGGGATAACCGAAAGGAAGAGTCGAGAGTAATGGTGGGGTTCCACTCGACAGTGCTGGTATTGATCGAGGTCAGATCGAAAGGTCTGACCTCTTTTTTTATAAATACACCTAAACACAACTGAGGTATCAACATGGAAAAATTCATACAGTTTCTAGATGAGGGCAGACGCAATGTCCTTCACGCGTTTGATATGGATGAAACCCTGTTAGCGCACAGTCCTAGACATCTGAAGATCCATGTGCGAGATCATCAGGGTAATTTACTTCGTAGTTTGACTAATCAGGAATTCAATAAGTACAAGTTGAAGCCTGGTGAGAACTACGACTTCAAAGAATTCAAGTCCGCGAAGACTCTTGGTCGTTCTGCTACACCGATCAGACCTATGATCAACAAACTCAATCACCTTAAGAGACGCGGGTTCAGATCGTAACTGCTAGGTCTGATCTAGATGATAAGCATGCAGTCCGTAAACACCTCATGAAACACGGTATCAATATCGATACCACACATTTGCGAAGGGCGGGTAATCTTGAAGGAACATCGACGGGAGACAGAAAGCGCCGACTTATATCTGGGCTTATTACCAAGCACAAGCTTAGAGAGGTACATCTATATGACGATGACCTTGGTAACCACAATCATTTTGCTAAGCTAAAACAAGATCATCCGGGTGTAACGCTTGTATCACATATCGTAAGTCATAACGAACACACTGGTAAGACTTCAATAAGAACGGTAAGGCACTAAATAGATACGCCTCGGAGGAAAAACTAATCATGCTAAGTTTCATTCAATACACGATGCTGAGAGAAGAACTGCTTCTTGAGAGTTCGGCTAGTAATAAACCTTTAGGTTTAGCATACGAACTATCGACTGCTTTACATATTCATGACAATTCAAGTGCTCGACTTAATAGTGATAATCACTATAGAATGATGATAGATTCTAAGAGAGAATTGCTCAAGAAAACATTAGAAAAGCTAACTGATGCTCAACAGAAGAAAGTAACTGAAGGTGGCCACGCATCCGGTTCTTCATACCTTCAACAGCTAAGAGATTCCGGTGTTGATACAGAGAAAGATATTCATGAAGTTCATCATACTCCAGTAGGTATAGGACATATCTTAGGACAAGATGTCGACCAACGTGAGAACCCGCATGACGTTATGGTCAGGTTCAAAGGTCCACATAAAGCCGGTTACGGACCAAACAAAGACCTACATGGTGTTTCACTCAAGTTAACATCTGGTACAGTCAGCAATAACGGCGTTGGTCAGTTCGATAACCTTGGTGGAATTGGTACTAAAGTAACGGATATCTGGGATAAGGCTAGGCGCAGTGTAAAGCCAACTGACAGCGATGAGAAGATCAATACTGTGTATAAGAAAACTCAAGCAGCTGTAGCTAAACACCACGCAGATGCTTTCAATGGATCTAATATAAGAACGCAGAAAAATCATTTACGATATCTGATGAGAGCAAGACCCGATATGCCGTACGCTTATAACGTAGCAGAAACTGGTAAATCTATGATGATACACGATCACCCTGCAGTGAAGGCTATGGAGAAAGCGAAGAGCCTTAGAGCAGAGAATAAGAACGGCATCACACACATCTACGATCAAGACAATAATCATCTGCTATCAGTAGAGCATCGTCGTACACATAGCGGCGATGAAAGGAACCCTCTTGGTAAGTCGATTCAGGCTAACGCTAAGTTCGGCAAGTACAAGGGTTGATACGTATGATTGGTTTTATGAAGTTCTTAAACGAGTCATTAGATGTTGATAAGCTTAAACACCTTGAACACGCTGAGGATCATATCATCCACGGCGGCGATGAGGGTGTAGCTCACGCTGCTGATAACTTGGAAGACCTTCATACACTTCTTTCTGGTGGTAAACCCAAGTCTAAGATCACTACTAAGTACGATGGTTCTCCGTCCGTCGTGTTTGGCGTTAATCCAGAAAACGGTAAGTTCTTCGTAGCATCGAAATCAGCTTTCAATAAGAATCCCAAGATCAACTACACTGATCAGGACATTGAGAACAATCACGGGCATGCACCGGGGCTAGTTGCTAAACTGAAAGCAGCGCTAGCACATCTACCTAAGGTTATGCCTGCGAAGGGCGGTGTGTATCAAGGAGATTTCCTTTACGAAAAACCAGATGTTGAGGAAGAGAACGGTAAGCTTAAGTTCGCACCGAATACAATCACCTACTCGGCTAACAAAGATTCTGCCCAGGGTAGGAAGATAGCTGCGTCTGATATCGGATTCGTTGTGCATACTCAATACAAGGGCAAACGACTGGATGACATGAAAGCAGGGTTTGATGTCGATCATTCTAAGTTCAAGCAAGACCCAGCGGTTAACCTAGTCAATCCGGAAGTCAACGATCTATCTAATACTCGTTATACTCCTCAACTAAGGGCAGCATACCAAGAGCATAAAACGAATGCGCTGGAGGCTTATCAGGATACTACTTCTGATACGTTCGCTAGGTTAGCTAAACACGATCAGCACCTTAAACCGTACATCAACAGTACTGTACGTGATGGTACAACGCCCTCAGTCAAGGGATACCTCGATAGCTTGTTCAGACGTCGAGATATAGAAGTATCTAAAGTGAAGTCTCAGGCTGGTAAAGATAAGAAAGCTGCAGCCTATAATGAACTGATAGATCAAGTTAACGATAATCACGATGATTTCGATAACGCTTTTAAGTTGCATCATCATCTTCAGAAAGCTAAGGACACTCTAGTTCAAGCCCTTGGTAATCCGACTGAGTTCGAACACACCGTGGGTGGAAAGCAGGTTAAACCAGAGGGTTTCGTCTCGATAAGGAATGGCAGACCTACTAAGCTAGTTGACCGCGCGGAATTCTCTCGTCTTAACTTCGCTAACAATCGTGGTAAGGGTGATCCAGATGCAACTCCTCCACCATCGATCGAGAAACACCACGTCTTCGCTTTCGGTAGGATGAATCCACCCACAGTGGGGCATGGAGCTCTCGTCGACAAGGTGAAAGAGATAGCTAAAGCTAACAATGCAGATCATTCTATAGTGCTATCTAATTCACAAGACCCTGAAAAGAACCCATTATCTCCTGAACAGAAGCTCAAGCACGCTAAGAGGTTTTTCCCAGGCACTAACATAGACGTAGCTGATGCTGAAAATCCGACGTTCTTACACCAGCTGAAGAAACTACATCAGCAGGGTGTAACTCACGCTACTATGATAGCTGGGTCTGATCGAGTAGATGAATACAAGAAGCTTCTTGATAAGTACAATGGTCCTAATGGCGAGTTCAATTTCAAGAAGATCAACGTAGTCTCTGCTGGTGAACGAGATCCTGATGCTGAGGGTGTATCTGGCATGTCAGCATCGAAGATGCGTGGTCATGCTATGGATAGGAACTACAACGAGTTTCGCAAGGGCATACCGTCTCACGTTTCACCAGAACACGCTGAAGAACTATACAACGACGTACGCAAGGCTATGGATATAGATATAGGTCCAGAGACATCAGGTATATCTCTAGGTAGATACGCTAAGAGGAACGACGTCATAGGATTCAAAGCTCGTAAAGAGATCGAACGCAGAGAGGCATTGAAGCCTAAGAAGAAGCCGAAGATCAAACTGACAGAGGATACTAACATCGGTGATGTGCGTGGTCTAGGACACATTACTGGTGATCCTAAAGCAGAAGACGATACGATGCAGCAGTACTTAAGTAAAAACATAGCTGATGCTGATACACAGAACAACATACTTAATCGTATCTTGGATAGATGGCATCTCAGAGCCCGCGAGAATATAAAACATCACGGAGCAGGTAGTAAATGACGTCTTTGTTTGAAGCTACGCTTAGGACCGATATCACTCGCAGAGCTACGGGTTTTGCGTTCAAGCGTTATCTTGGTAAGCACGTCGATCAAGTCAAAAAACACTTCGATTCTGATGCTAAGAGAAAGCTCAAGCAGCATTCTACTATGGATGATGGTAGACATGTCTATCACGGTGTAGATAATGCTGGTCATCATCACTACATGGTAGTAGACCATCACGGACATGTTCAAGCGTCTGTCAATGCTGAAAAAAAAGGCAAGTCTCATATGATTGAGATGGCTGTCGCCAAACCAGGCGCCAACGTTCATAAACTCTATCATCACTTGATCACGAAGCACGGTCATATCCTTACATCTAAAGAGCAATCGCCGGGTGGATTAGCTATATGGCAGAAGCTTCGTAAGATGGGTGGTGTTAACGTGCATGGTTATCATCCAAAGACCGGTCGTGGTGAGCACATCGATATAGTACATGATACCAGTCAAAGTCATGTCAGCAGAGACGATCTAAAGACAGAACGTCAGGGAAGGGGCGGCGGAACTCGCGCTCAGCGCAAGAAAGAATACGCTGACCTAAAGAAAACACAAGCTATGGTCCTTGTAGCTCATAAGGACAAGAACATCAAGCCTTCTCGGAGCGTGCGTGAGAGTACATCCTCTACAGTGCTTCGAGTAATCAAGGAATCTATAAATGGCACAATATAGAGTAGATCAGTCCAAGTTTCTAGGAGACAGCAAAACCCTTTATGAAGTGGTAATGCTTGGAAATAGATTCTCCGCTTCCGGAACAGCAACTGATGCCTTCGGACGGCTTAGAGTTTCTGAACCGCTTACGCTATTCGATTCGTATCATCGTTATAAAGAAAATAATAAGTTTGTCACTAGCACTAGCGGCGCTGCAAATACGGTATATCAAATAAACGAATCTGTTGTCGATATGAACGTCGGAACAGCATCTGGTGATAAGTGCTATAGAGAATCCAAGAGAGTCTTTGCATACCAGCCAGGTAAATCCCTGCTGATCAAGAGCACATTTACAATGAACGCTCAAAAGACTAATCTGAGACAACGCGTTGGTTATTTCGGAACCGATAACGGCGTATATTTTGAAAACGACG